CATTCGCCAAACAAGTAAGGGAGGCTGAGCGATTATTACTCGGAGAGGAACAGTCGTAATCACCATCGCCATACTGCTTGGCGTATTCGCATTCCATCGAGTCGCAATAGCACCGACACCACAGATACCAAAGGTCGAGAAGCGTATATGGACTGTGATGGATAGCAAGGCGTATGCCCGTGACCAACTGGTCAAGTGGACTAATCGCCAATGGTCTTGCCTAGCAAAGTTATGGGGTAAGGAATCAGCGTGGAACCCGAAAGCCTACAATAAGATCAAGGTAATGGGTCGCAACGCTGGTGGTATCCCACAACTGCTAGGCTTAGACCCTAAGACTCCGGCAACACGGCAGATCGAGCGAGGGCTAGCCTATATCTACCATCGCTACGACACACCCTGTAACGCTTGGAAGTTCTTCAAGGAAAACAACTACCACTAAGGAGAGATAATGGAGGAAGAACCTATGGACATCACAGAGCTTAGACCAGACTACAAGTCTGCTATGGATGTTCGTGGCGAACCCACCGCTACCTGTCCTTGTGGTTGCGAGATATGGAACGTCAAGACTGTGTTCGATCCAGAGACAGGCGAGGTCGTTCTTTACTTCCGTGATATGGAGTGTGCTCAATGTGGTACACTTGCCACAGCACCAGTACCATTAGAGGAGGTAGACTAATGCCACTATACGAATACAGATGTAACAACTGTATGTCGCTGATACAAGTCACACGCTCATATACCGAGAGGGAGACAGACATCATCTGTCCCAAGTGTGATCTCAAGACAAGCAGGGTGTACCACGCACCCGGGATTCAGTTCAAGGGGACTGGATTCTACAAGACAGGAGGATAAATGAGAGTCAAGGAGAACACTCTCGACAACGGAAACAAGATACTGATTCTCACTCTGACGCCATCAGAGATTGAGCAACTGTCCAACGCATTCGAAGACAAGACTGTGGTTCGCTACTGGTTCTTTACTGTCGAGAATGATACGGAATACAATGTAAGGATAGATGTAGATTGGAGCAAGAGTGGAACTGTATAACATCACAGAGAAGGAACTGTACAACATCCTTCGTGATTCGTATTATCCAGACCTTACCCTAGCCGGTGATACCTACTCTCCAAGCGACTGCTACTCTGATGACTTCGAGATATACATCGAACTCAAGTGCCGTCAAACGCACTACGATTCGCTGATGATCGAAAAACTCAAGTACGACAGGCTCAGGGAACAGGCAAAGGCTAGAGGTTACTTGCCTATCTACATCTGTTCCACACCGGAGGGTATCTGGGAGTTCAACCTAGATATCCTCAAGATCGAATGGGCTGAGCAGTCCAATCTCCCTGCTACCACCCAGTTCGATAATAAAGAAAGGGTCAATAAAATGGTAGGCTTCCTGCCTATAACTGCCGGAAAGAACTTGTTTCCTGACTGGCCCGAATCCCTTACGCCCGAGGACGAATGGTTCGTCGATAACTTCGACAAGTTCTATGCCGAGGATGCGTGGGTTGACCCAATGGAGCAGGATCTAGGGGAACCGAAGCACTATTCGTGGTAGTCTTCGGTTTCCTCCTGCTCAGGCTTATCAATGTCTTCGTCCACATACGGACGGAAGCCACCTATCTTGTTGATAAGTCGCTTGACGGCACGCTTATGGCGCATCCGTGCAGCGCTATCTGTGCCTAGAAACATATAGTTCGCTATCTCTGCGAACTCCAAAGACTCTGCGTGGCGGAAGAATAATATCTTTCTATCCTCCTTGGAAAGCTTCCAATACGCAGAGTCTACTTCTAACATCATCACCATTAGATTACCACCCTCGGATGGGGCTTGAGTCCCCGACAACTTACCGAGATTCAACTTATGTGTACGCCCATACTCACCTCGTAACACAGGAGGGAGCAGGGCTTCTACCAAATCCGCATCATAATAATACACATCAGATACATCATAGCCAACGGACTTAGCTTTCCATCTCTGGCAATAATCCAACGCTTCATTACGCAACGACCGATAGATCAGGTTCTTGGCATCCTTCTCGCCAAGCGCTTCCCATTGGTCTAACTTATTCGGGTGCTCAACGAACCACTTGTAGAGTGCTTGCTTGATATCTTCTCTCTCAACCATATCGAACTTCTTGTGGTACTCATTAGCCACAGAGACAACGACATAATCCCAAGGTTCGATGCGCGACCAATCCATTATGGCTTCCAAACCCTACTCTCGAATACGAATGAGCCATCCATATTCATCGGAACAATAGAAGGCGTTACCTTCTTCCCATCTACGAAGAGAACTCCGAAGCCAACCTGCCACGTGAACAGACCGCCCTTGATATACTTGGCGTGCTTGAAGTCCATCAAACATCCCACTTCCATACCCCATACAGTTCTTGGGGTAGACCCATAGTATGACTGCGTGAAGTGTGTCAAGCCCATACGATGCGTGTGACCACAGACCACGCTCATTCCTGCCCGCTTCGCCAATCCCAACGCAGTAGCGCCGGATGTAGGCTGGACATTACCCTCATCGCCGTGAAAGAGTAGCCAGCCTGGAGCCAGTTCATATGGCTTGGTGTGGTATTCAACACCGATTTCATCGAGGCGAAGGAACCGCTCAAGGGTTAGCTCTGGTAGTCCCAAGAGTCCGGGGTTGCGTAGCATTACTGTGTTGTACAAGCGGTCAGTATGGTTGCTGCGAATCATATGATCCACCTTCAACAGTTCAAGGGTGCGAGTTGTCTCGTCCCTATCCTTGGCGATACTGCCTTCATACTCAAGCGGAGTACCCTTAGCCCAACGACTGATGGTCTGCATATCCATCTCGTCGCCCACCGATACCACCTCATCTGGCTTGTATCGTTTGATAAAGTTAGCCAGCGCATCGACGTGACGCTGTGAGTGATATGGTATCTGTAAGTCAGATACGCAGACGATAACCTTCATTACTTATCCCACTTCCCTCGGAGTACGAGCAATCCTATGATGGCATAGTTAGCTAGGTCCTTGAATGAATCCTCAAGGGATTCGTACTCTGGTTGGTTGCTACCTGAATCGATTAGGTTATTGATACGAGCAGTCTTGTCGTGAATACGCACACGCAGTCCATTGATCGGACCACCCGGGGCATCCGCAATATTCTTCGGTCCATAATCCTTGTGCTTCTTGAGGAGCAAGGACATCAACTCGTCGTAGACGATCCTTACTTCATCGTCGAAGTCAAGAGAGGGACGTCGATAACTATCTCCACCCTTCCCATATGCGGGGTGACTGTTTTTATCTTCAGTCCGATGCCTGATATAGTCTCTATAATCTGCCATAGTTCTTCATTCTCCATTCTCGAGTATTCTTCGAAGGCTATCATCTAAGTCTGCCACTGAGCTTTCTACTATGAGGTCTGTGATTACTTCATCCAACAAGTGCGGAGCCGTCTCTGCCGTGTAGAGAGTCATATAAGTTGACTCGCATACTTGGCGTATGGTGTCAGGATCACCAGCGTTTTCAAATAAAGTCCGCAGCACAGCGCCTACCATCAGGCGATAGCCATTGGGCAAGAGGAGATATGGATTGAACTCCTCGTCATCCTCCATCATATGGTCTACATAATCAAACCCATTGCTGAAGTGCATCCCACATAAATCACAAGGGGGAACCTCTTCGTTGAACTTCTCTGTCATCATAGCCCCGCCTTCTCTCTAATGGCATCCGCTCCATACTTGATGTAGTAGGAGTTGACATCCTCGCCGTCTGGAAAGTTTATAATGGTGACTGGGAGTTCTCTGGAGAGGGAGGTTGCGAATTCTTTTCCGGGCTGGTCTCCGTCTGCGAAGACATATACTCGCTCAAAGTCAGCAAGAAGCCGGGTATAATGTTTCTTCCAAGAGTTCGCACCAGGAACACCGATGCAAGGAATGCCCACGCAGGCACTAAGAGTAAGTGTGTCCAGTTCTCCCTCACAGATAGCAATGAAATCCCCAGCCCGCTCCACGTCAAGAACATTGTACATCTTAGTATCAGCTCCCGTGAGCCCCATATACTTTGGTTCCACCGCAGGATTGAGACTACGAAAGCGCAGATCAACAACACCAGACTTAGTAACATACGGAATACTCAACCTTCCTTGGTAAATTTCGTGACCAACCTCAGGCTCCACGACTACGCCTAATCGCGCCAGACGTGCTACTTCCATTGTTATACCCCTGCTTCTGAGGTAATCTTCTGCCTGATAGATGTTTTGATTGTACTTCTTCGAAGCTTGTCCCAGTAATTCTTTCTGCGAATCTCTTTGCTTCACGGATATCTATTCCTTCCTGTCCTGCAATAATCTGTAGACTGTTTCCCTGAACTCCGCAGGCAAAGCAGATAAAGACGTTGGTGTCAAGGTTGGCAGTTCCACTTTGATGTGTATCTGAGTGGAATGGACACTTGAGGTTTGTCTGCCCGTAAGTGCGTCGAAGCTTTGCTCCGTAGTATGTGAGGACGTCTCCGATATTCGGTAGGTCATTGTCTAAATTCCTTTTACCCATTGTTCCAAATCCTGTATAACCCACGACTTTCCGATTCCTAATCCACGGCGCTTGACTATAACGAAGGCAGGAGGTACTTCCCCAATACCCCTTGCCTTCGCATAGTTCTTTGCCTCAACCTGTGCCTCTTCCCAAAACACAGGTAGATCTAGTTTCTGGCGGTTCTTCAACTCAAGGATATAGTTCAGCGTACCCATATCCTGAACAACTATGTCACCTTCGTCCTTTGCTCCTGCCTTAGACAAGCGTTCAGCAGAGCGGACAGTCTCTTGTTGGCGTAGCCACTTGAGTACATCAGTCTCGAACTGTGCGCCCTTGCGCTTGTTGGCGGCACTCATACGTTCTCCGGGATGTCCTCGACGAACATATACTCAGGGTTGAACGAGATCCAAGTCATCAGAGTCCCATTAGCATCGGCTCTTCCGTAGCGATTCTTGACAGGTGCGACTCCCATACTCGTTCCAACAACACCCAGTGTGCATATAAGTGCAGGTAGCTGAGCAACCTTACCCTGGATGGCACTACGCGGTTGACAAGGGGTACCCGGAACAGCCTCACTAGTGTGATGTAGCACAAGAATTGCAGCATTCGTAGCACGAGCAAGATACTTCAACTCCTTCATAATCGCACGCATAGATGCGAACTCTTCGCCACCATCTGTGGCAACATCCATCAAGTTATCCACTACAATCAGAACCGGTGGTGTACCCCATAGTTCCTCGAATGCTTGGACTTCTTCATCAATATCTTGAAGGCTTGGTGCTGACTCGAATGACCACACAATGTGGCTCGATCTAGCAAGGGTAGCCTTCGTCCAGCCAACATCGGTGGTGAGTAGATTCTCAACATCACCCTGTGATTTACCCGAAATCATTGAGGCTAATCGCATAGCCATTGTATGTGCGTTAGTATCGGCGCTGATGTACAGCGTGGGAACTCTCATCTTGAGTGCTAAGGCTAGCGCCAGGGTGGACTTACCCACCCCAGGCGCAGCAGCGAACATCGAAACTTCTGAGCGTCTAAGGATAATCTTATTCGACTCGAAAGCTTTGAAGCAGGACGGAAGAGGCTCCCCACCTATACTTGCACGCCCGACTGAGCGGACAAGTGTTCGCATTAGTACTCCTTAGTTAGCTGGCTTGCATTGATCAGGCGTACCCTGTGGTGTTGGGCAAGCCCAGAACGAGTACGGTTGACCCGTCTTCTTACTTATGCCTGACCTGTGGATACGGGCGCCGTGCTTGCACGTTGGCGCTGCTGTACCGGAAAGATCCGATACCGGGGTCGGAGGCAAGGAGGGCGAGGGCGTTGTGCTTGGAGTGGAACGCGACGTCGATAAAGGGATCGCCGTATAGGCAATACCTACCAACTGTGCAGTCGATGCGATCTGTGTCGCGTAGTCTCCAACACCTTCAAGAAGGATGCTCATCTCTTCCACCGTGTTTGCTCGGACATTGATCATATCTCCGCTTGGTGTCTTGTACGAGACTTGCACTTTCCAGTCGTCGTTGTTTGTCATTGCTTTCCTTTCGTCGTGAACTGGCAGAACTCTGTCAATCCACATCTATTGCAGTTGTTTAGGTTAGGTAAGAAAACTCCAGCCTTGCGTGCTTTGTCGAAGCCAGCCACAAGGTATTCGATCTTGTCGTCATCGTAATGAGTCAGATCGATCAGCGATGTAGTTCCAGACTGACGTGCCATCCAGTATGCGCCCCACTTGACATCAATGCCAAGCACCTGTTTCAACCCTGCCCGGTAGAACCCGAGTTGCAGAGAACTGGACGGTGTGCTCTGTGAAGTCTTGAGGTCAACCACGACCAACTCCCCATTCACCTCGAACACCCGGTCGATAACCATCTTGACTGGCACGCCAGCAAACTCAGGGACGAGACCCAACTCGATAGCAGGGACTTCGCCGTTCATCCAAATCTTCCAGTCAGGATTGTTCTGACGCCACTCGATGTAACCCTTGACCCACTCAGGTCCCTTGCGAGCCCAGAAGGTGGCATCTTCTTTGTTAGGGTTTTCTTTGGTAGCACGACCGCCGACTCTAGCCTTGCTCAGGTCAACGCCAGCAGTCAGGTCAGCCCACTCTTTGCTGAAGAGTTTGGTTGCTTCGATAAGTATTTGATCAGCAGGTTGCACGGTCGTACTCCTCGGTTGCTTGGTGGAATGCGGAGCCACCGAACGACCAGACAGAAGATTCCTCAGGGAACTCCATCAGCCGTCCGAGATAGTACATATAACCGCAGTCAATGTATGTGGTCAGAGCAGAGTATGAGATATGCTCTGGTAGTCTGTATCCTGATATGTCAATAGCCATAGCTGAACTATGACACACCTGTAATTTACTCGCAAGTTATTATTTATATATATATATATATTATATATATAATTATATATTATATAAAGGACCCCTTTGGGGTCCTATTATATATATTTATATATATAGGTTCGCAAGTTATAGCCAGATAACTGACCCCAAGAAACGACGAAAGACCCCCCTTCCTGATGTAATCACACCAAGTCGGGGGGTATCGTGGCTCCTAGGGGCCTTCTAGGGCGTTTTAGGGGGTATTCTGAGCCCTACTTCTTCCTGCCAAATTCAGGGGCAGATGGGTCTAGCCACTTGAGGACTGGTCCGAGGAACCCAGCCAGGGCTGCAGTGCCGAGAACCTTGAGGTCTGTCTCACCTGCGAGGTAGAGTGCGATGGCTGCAGCAGCAGCGGCACGGAACCAAGTCAATGAGATTTGCTTGAGTTGTTCTTTCATTAGTCCTCCTTAGGACTGGATGGTTCTGTCTTCCTCCGTTTGACACGGACGAACTTGCTCTTGAGGTGTAGCCATCTCTTGTTCTGACCGACCCACGGGAACCAGTCAGATGTATCCTTACCATAGCCATCTTTGATGGATACGTGCAAGTGTTTCATATGTGGGTTCTTGCCAGTGTATGCACGGGCTCCTTTTTCGGGTGACCAAATCACACCACGGAAGATCAGGTACTTGACTCGCTCATCCTTGCGTAATTCCTTGAAGATCTTAGCGCAGTCCGGTCCCTTGAACACATCGTGTGTCAGGTCGACAGCAAAGCCTGTGTTGTGGTCTGAGTTAGGACTCTGAGCCAAGTGCTCTCGGGACGGCAGGAGTCCATCGGAGGCTTTCTCGCGCTTCGGCCACAGAGCTGTCGCTTGCCGGAGCAGTGCGATTGCAGCAGGTTGTGCTGTCCTTGCAACAGTTATCTTCTTGCTCATTCATCATCCTCGTCCTCATATAGGTCGTCGTCTGGAATGTTAGGGCTGATCGGCATCAGCCAGGGGTTATCTAAGATACTCATAGCGTCCCTACTTCTTGAGTGCTTGTATTACCATCTCTGTCAGGAACTCGACCTTCTCGTCGAGCTTATCTACCTTGTCCTTGAGTGATGACCCGCCATTGGGTTTCAGTTCGTTGAGGTAATGTTTTACTAGCCATCGTACTGCAGTTGCGAATCCAGCTACGAGGGTCATTACGGCTACGGCTAATCCAGCCCAATCAGCAGGTGACATTTGTGTTCCTTATACGGTTCTAATGGTCATAGTGATGATGCCACCAAATCCGCTGAATCGCTTGTCTGGTGGTGTCTCACGGGTGAATGATATCTCTTCGATGACTACCTGCCTAGACTCACCAGTAGTGAAGTCCTGCCAGGTCAATACATCGCCGTCTTCCTCAACACTCTCTAGCGAGAGTAGACGGTCCTGAGCCCTTCCCTCGTAGCCGGTCTGGACATTGTATCTGTCCGTCTCGGTATCGAAGTTGAACACAGGAAATCTAAGAACGCGTTGGCGTGGGGTGGCGATGGTCGCCTTAGCCTGATAGCCCTTGAAGATGGGACCTTGGCTTGCGTCGGTAGCATCACGGGCAAAGAGGAACTTGTAGGCTACGTACTCTTGAGCGCCCGCTGGTACGTTGGTCGTTACCTCTGTGGATGGAACCGATGAGTCGTATGTGATAAGGTCGTACTCGGTATTGTTCTTGTCTACAATCTCGAGAGTGAGTGATCCCTTGGTGAAGTCTCCTCGACCAATAACACGCTTGAAGTTCTTCGGCTCAAGGGTGTTGTATCGGATAAAGCCCGTGGTTAGATACCCAGTTGGGATCTTGTTAGTTGCGTGTTGGATGTAACTATACCCTGCAACACCGGTAAATCCAGTAGCAGAGGTAGATGCTATGGTTCCAGTCGTTGCGGTTGTGTAGGAAATACGGTTAGTTGTAGCTGCGGTAACCGTAAATGGACCACCATCAAACGTTGAATCAATGCCAATGGTGTATATAGATTCTCCAACTGTAATGTCGTGAGTCGTTGATGTGGTGATGGTAGCAACGTTGGATGTTCTAGCCTTGGTTATTACAGAGAACTGGCTCTTTGCCTCAGTGCAGTAGATCAACCTGTCGGTATCACCCAGGAACGCGCAGGATGTGGTCTCGACCCCTGTCACTCCTGGGTAGTACAAGTCATTAGCCCAAGCAAAAACCAGGTCATCGATCTGGGAAGAAAGGTCAATGCGGATAAGACCAGGCTCACCAGCAACCGATGTGGCGCACCACACATAGTGGTCACGTGCAGCGAAGTCGTAGCAAGGCTGGCTTGTCTCAACGATAAGTGGTCCATATTGCAGTGAGCCGTCTTGGTCGCTAACAAGTGCTGCTCTAATACCCTTGCTTGTGCCAATCATCATATAGCCAAGGTAGTAGTAGATCTTATGGATGATCTCACCAGTTGGCATTTCGGCAGCCGTAACGGCTTGAGACAATGTTGGCATAGCACCAGAAGTATTCAGTGTAAACTTGTAGATATTTGACTGAATACCGCCGTAGCCTGCTACATAAATAGCCGGACCCGATGCGGTGATGCTACTAAATACGTGATCGGTATCGCCGTGACTATAGACAGCAGTCGGCAAAGAAGTGGTATTTGCAGAGAATTCGTAGATGGAATTGTTGACACACATCACGATACGCTCTTTGACATACTCCATAGCAGCAGCTGTAACCGTAATGCTGGCTGACGTAAACATAGAGGTCGCAGCATTGGTTGAGTTTAGATCAAGAGACTTCTTGAAAACTTCCAGTTTACCGGATGGACCAGTGTCGTTGGTAACCCAGAATGCACTGCTTCCATCATCGCATATGGCGTATACCTTGTCGTCTGCTCCAGCGTTGTAGTCGACGAAATGTGTCTCGACACCGTTGCTATCGATCTTGTCTACATCGTACCCATCGTGAAGCAATGCTCCGTTGTAGACCACACCGCCAGTAGTCCATTGGATAGACCGTAGTTGTTGGAAGGAGCGCTTGTTGGATTCGATGGGGTGCGTAGTAACGTGTGCCGTGTTGGACTCGTTGAGCATTGTTACTTCGCCCTTGGTCCATACATTGACACCCTTGCTATCGGCATAGCGATAGTCAACATTGTTCTCGCCAGTATTGGTATCATAAAAGATGATGCCGTCACCATTGTGGAAGGATGACTGGCTTCGGATCCACCATCCGGTCAGGGACTGCTCGCCTGGCTCTTTGCCATTGTCGAACTGATCCTTACGGAATGGAGCGGTCTGTCGGATATAAGGGTTCTGATCATTCATAGCATAGAAGAATGGTTGCCCACCAATAGCTATGTCATAAGCCTCATTGGTATTCTGCCAGATGGCATCAGAGCTGACAACACCAACGTCAACCGCAATCGCACGCGTGGCGCGACCTTCGGTAATATCACGACCTGCCATTATGCTCCCTTAGTTGTATGACACCAATACCGTCGAGTTCGTCGATATGATCGTCAATCGTTCTTATTACTGGAAATATCTCCGCTTGCAGACTCACGTTCCTGCTGTTCCTTTAGTTGATTCCTGAGGTGTTCGTGCGCCCAATACAATGCGTAGTAGTCGAAGTCAAGGCTGAAGCGCTTCATATGCTTGACCAGCGCACCGGTGTGTGCGTGAAGCGGAACACCAGCCTCTTTCATCTTACGGAAGAAGATAATGTCCTCACCCACGAAGTGGTCATCCTCGTTGCTAGCAGCAGTCTCAGTGAAGAACGAGACGTTGCCGTGCTTCTCTCGCATCTTGGCGATGATAGAGCGGTGCATCAGGGTGAAGCCAAAGCCTGCCTGGTCTACCTGGATAACCTCGTTATCTGGTAGTGGGTGTACGTACTGAATAGCGAACTCAGATACGTTGTTGAAGAGTGCTGGGAAGGGACGCATTAGCGTTCCCTCATTCTCCTTGGAGATGAAGTAGACACCGGATACAACAGGACGAGCAATCTTGTCTGCTGTCTTCCAGAGCTTAGCCATTGCATCAAGGGTCAGAACAATGTCTGAGTCCACCCAGAGCAACCAGTCCGTCTTCATCTTGTCTGCCCAGTGGTCGAAGAGCACCTGGCGCTGACGCCCAATCTGGTTACCTTGTACTCGAATGCTGGTATGAATCGGCATACCGTTGCCAGGTCCTGCGATGACTGCTGTCATCAGACCCTCTGTAAACTTGCCGTCTGTTAGTCCGTTGTCGCACCAGCCGATAGCGACAGTCTCCTGCTTTTGTATCATTTGTCCCCCTGTAGTTGTTTGTCGAACTCAATCCAATCCTGAGTAACCTTCTCCCAGGAATACCTGCTGTTGATAGATTCAACCTGTTCTGCTGGATTCCATTCCCCTGCCAGCACCTTCTGTATGGCTAGGGTCAAGGCTCCAGTAAAGATGGCTTCGTGCTTTGCCATATCTTCGTCATACTCGTAGACCACACCACGCATATCGCCTACCTCGGTAAGAGCACCGAGTTCGGGATAGACGGCTAGGTTGCCAGCAGACTGGCTCTCAGCCAGCGATAGGCAGAATGTCTCGAGGTAGATAGACGGATAGGCGAGGATGTGTGCGCTCTCTACCGCCTCCATCACAGTCCTGCGTGGAGTCTTCCAGAAGAACCGCACACGCTTGTCGATGGTGTCCTGGTCATCGTGGTAGTGCAGGTCAGGGTTGTAGTCGTTGTAGACCTCTAGCCTGAAGTCAGCGTCAATATGCTTGAGGCTGTTCATCAGGATAGGCAGACCGCGGTAGGCACTTGATGTGTGAACTATCTTGACTTGCTTGATGTTGCTGAACTTCTCTGCGTTGTAGGACAGAGGATGGATAGCGTTAGGGATAACCTTGATTCTATCCAGAGAGATGTTGAATTCCTCTGCTGTCCACAGCTTGTGCCACATACTCGGCACGATGATGTAGGCAATCCTGTCGATGACTGACTGATGTCCCAGCACCTTAGCCACATAGTCAGGATTGAACTGTGACTTGGTATTGTGGAGCCAGAGGATAACCGGTCTTCCATCCTTGATGATGCCCTCAGCGTCAGGAGTGACGCCTGGGGCTATCATACAAAGGTACTTATCCATATTGACCATATGGGGAAGGACTAACTTCTCCCAGGTCCTAGCCATATATTCAGTTCCGCCGTATACATCCTTGGCGTAGTTGAATGGCATTTCCATAGTGTCCCCTTGCTATGTTATTCTTCGATTACGGGATAGGTGAAGTTCTCACCATCCCACTTATCTCCAGCTCCTGCATACTTACCTCGAATGTTGCCGTTGTAGGATGTTTGGACCCACTCGGTATTTTGACCGTATAAAGACTTGCAGAAGTCAACACCTAGCTGTTCCTGCTCAATTCCATCTTGGTCAATAATTACATCGTTGCTGACAACAATAACTTCTCTAACGAAACCATCTTCAATTCGTGCAAAATGTGCCATTATCCAATCACCACAATCACTCGACCAGAGCCACCATTTCCAGCAACCGCAGCACCACCAGTTGCTCCACCTCCACCGCCAGAGTTAGCAGTTCCATTTGTTGCGTTTGCATTGTTGTTGCCAGCCCCGCCACCACCAGTCCCGCCCGTACCATTTGTGGTGCCTTGTCCGCCTCCTCCGCCACCGTATGTAACAGATGTTCCAGTTATGGAATAGGCTGCTCCGTTTCCGCCGTTTGGAGTTGAACCAGTAGCACCAGCACCACCGCCTCCGCCGCCATTTACAGTAGAACCTGCTCCACCGGCGTTTCCTTGCCCAGACACTCCTGAGCCAGCAGTACCACCAACGCCTTGTCTAACGGCGCCACCACTTCCGGAACCACCATTGAGTCCTATTGAGGTGCTGTTTCCCGCTTGTCCACCACCACCGCCAACTGATACTAAATTACCAATCAAGGATGAAGTTCCATTTTTACCACCTTGGTCGGTGTTTGATGTTCCTCCCCCGCCTCCACCACCAACAGTAACTGTCAATGTTCCGGATGGTAAAAATTGACTGGCGGCATACAACACTCCACCAGCACCACCACCAGATGCTGCCTCACCGTTGGTTTTTCCACCACCACCACCACCACCGACAATCAATACCTCAGCAGTACCACCCGTACCGATGGTAATAGAACCCGAACCAGTAAAGTTGTAAATAGTTTTACCAGCACGGCTAGTGGTGTCAATGTTGGGTGAACCAGTAGTACCAGTAACGGTTGCCAGTGGCACACCGCCAGCACTGACAAGATTGAAAAATGGCATTGTATCTCCTAGGCGTATTTGACTGGACCGGCACCAAAGACCGTATAGGTCGGAGTTGCTGCAGTCTTTACGATGGTAAATGAATAGGCATCAGTTGAGGATGCGTTGCCAGCAGCAGGAGCAGTTCCACCAGACCAACGAATAGTCTGTGAAGAACCGTCTAGTTGAAACCCAGTCTGATAGTAGGCAGTAGCACCATTGGTAACAAGGAAGTTGACCGTAATGGTATCGCCCACAGCAAGGATTGAGTTGAGGGTTGTTGTGCTGTTACCCCTAATATTCAAAGTCCAGTTTGCCGAAGCACTACTGGTGTAATAAAGAACGCCCTGGGTCACAGCATCAAAGTTGATTGTTCCAGTTGCAGTAGTAGCAGATGTAGTCCAGCGCTCCTCTGGAGCTACGACAATAGCGTTGTTGAGCAACGGAGCAGTCATTGTCTTGTTGCTAACCGTTTCTGAGCCTGTCAGTGTTACGCCATCATCCGCATTATCTGCGTTGGTTCTAGCTTTAGTCATCTACTACCTCTTTCCAGGATAGGGTTTCATCGTCCCAGGTATATTGCTTGCCATCAGTAGGACAAGCAACAGGTGCTTCCCAAAGGCAAGAGTCTTCATTGAGTAGCCAAGACTCATAAGGCTTTGGTGGGATGAACGCATCCCGTGCTGGGTCATAGGTATAACCGATGCCAGCATAGTTCTTGCGGAATGGTGTGCCACCAGTAGCGTGTACGCCACCAACCGTGTTGTAGGAAGTACGCTTGGCTCCGTAATAGACTTCCCAATCAGAGATGCCGTCGACTACTTCGTGCTCGTCCTTACCTACGAATACTCCTTGAACTACATTATTTTCATCAAGATATGCGTAGTGTGCCATTGTCTTTCTTTCTTATGCTACTTGCCAGGTAACCGTGTCGGTTGTACCGGCTGCCGTAATTGTAGTTATTTTCAAATTTGCTGTAGTGCTTGTAGTTTGAGTAATACCATTTGATGTTACCAATGTATAAACGTTTGGATACCGAAGTATAATAATTCCAGAACCACCTGCTTTTGCGCTTGGTGACTCATATGAGCCGCCTCCACCTCCGCCAGTTCCAGTATTTGCAGAAGCGCTAGAACCATTTCCACCTCCGCCGCCAGCCGCCCGGGTTACACCATCAATAGAACAATTGGTACCGGAACCTCCATTAGAGGCAGAACCAGCAGTATTAGAACCACCACCTCCGCCAGAGTAACCATCATACACTCCAGAAGCGCCACTTCTTCCTTGATTAGCGGTTCCACCTGCTCCGCTTTGCGGTTCTTGCGAACCACCACCTCCGGAACCACCAGTATTTGGAGTAGTAGAATAACTACTACCACCGCGTCCACCGCCAGTAGATGTAATTGTCGAAAATATACTATTTCCACCATTTGTGTTTACGGCCCCACCACCGCCAACGGTTACCGTATACGCAGTTCCAGAAACTATGCTAATACGACTTTCAGACGTAGATGCTGCTCCGGATGTTCCAACTGTTGTTCTAAGTCCACCAGCGCCTCCTCCACCACCATTTCCAGCTGGACCCCAAGGATATCCGCTTCCCCCTCCTGCTCCTCCGGCAATAACAAGAAAATCAACCGTTAGCTCAGGAAGTTGATATGTAGGTGTAGCACTAGCCCTGGCGTAAAGAAATTTTGGAGTTACAAAAGTTCCGGCTTGAGATGCTTTATAGACGGGAGTCATTAGCTAATCTCCACTCCTGAAATGTGGAAGTTGACACCAGTAGTAGATGCATTTCCACGAATCTTCTTTGGCGTAGCATTAGCGGGAAGTACTTGCTTGAGAGTAATGAATACTGAGTCAGATGCCGGTACGGAAGTACCCTGAGCAATGCTAACTGTATCAAGTTTGATAGTAAATGTAGCAGCCGAAGTAGTTGTATTAGTTACAACAATATCGGTAACCACCGTTGTGGTTGTTGAGTTAGGGACCGTATAGAGGTCGGTTTCTGCTGTTGATGCTGCTGTTCTTGCCAGCGCTTGTGATACGACAGCCATTAGTTACTGCCCTTTCTTAGTAGACGCCCATAATGGACTTGATTTCAACTGAGTCTAAATCTGGTTCAGGCACTTCTGCCCAAGCCAATCCTGTTGCCGTAGAGATATCAACGCTGAGGAAGTACCCGTTTGTTCCAAGTGCTAGACGTGCTGGAGTACCAGCAGTGCTAGCTGAGATAAGGTCACCCTTAGCCTCTAGCAAGTCAATATCGAGTGCTGTGGTCAGGTCAAATGCTGTAAAGGTGATAATCTCAAGGATGTCGCTAGCAGCCAATGCTGGGCTAAGAGATGCGATAGAGGTTCCATTGGTAGCCACATAATCAGTACCGCGCACCAATAGAACACCATTGAGGTAGACCTGCTCCTTGCCAACAATGTAGCTAAGGGTCAGACCATTGTCGTCTGGACCTGACTCAGAGGTTTCTCCTCCAGCAGCGGTATACTTGTATCGGAAGATTTGAGCAGTAGATGAGATACCACCCCAGGCAGAACCTGACCAGACGTACATCTGATTATCTACCGTGTTCCAGTACAGAGCACCCGTAAGAAGCGGATTGCCGTCGTTGTCTACTAATGGGGGAGTTGACTTTGCTCCGAGGTATCGGTCATCAAATGAGTCGTAGGATGCAGCAGCGTTAGCAGCAGAAGTGCTAGCAGCCACAGCCGAAGTGTTGGCGTTAGCAGCCGAAGTGTTTGCACTAGCGGAACTGGTACTTGCAGCAGATGCTGAGGCAGCTGCGCTAGCAGCAGATGTAGATGCAGCAATCGAGAACGCCTCGATAGAGGCTACTGCTGCGGTAGCAGAACTTGCGCTAACCGAAGCACCGGCAGCAGAGGTAGAGGCTGCAGCAGCCGATACCGATGCACTTGCTGCCGAGGTAGAAGCATTGACTGCGCTGGTATTCGCAGCAGCAGCACTGGTCGATGCAGCAGCAACATTGGCCACAGCGGTAGACGCAGCGATAGCAGACGTGTTAGCAGCAGCAGCGGAAGCAGATGCACTTGCTGCAGAAGTCGAGGCTGCTATGGCAGATGTATTAGCGGCAGCAGCAGATGTGGTAGCCGAAGCAGCATTTGCTGCGACTGCAGCCATTGAGGCACTAGCAGAGGTAGCACTAACTAGAGCAGACGCTGCGGAAGTGCTGGCTGCGATAGCAGAGGTGTTGGCTGCAGCGACAGATGTTGTAGCAGCAATAGCACTTGTATTGGCTGCAGCAGCACTTGTAGAGGCAGCAGAGGCGCTAGCAGAGGCACTGGCTGCGCTGGTGCTAGCAGCAATCGCTGAGGTATTAGCAGCAGCTGCAGAGGTAGAAGCAGCCGTAGCGGAGCCAAGGATAGAATCTACATAGTCCTTTGGAGCAGCCGAAGATGAGACCATACCTGCTGAGGACAAACCGGTGATGACCGGTGTGCCAGAGATAACAGGGCTTGTCAGGGTCTTGTTGGTCAGGGTCTGGGTAGCAGAGTTGATTGTCACCGTACCAGTTACATCTGGCAAGGTGATGGTGTTGTCCTGAGTTGGCTCAGCCACCGTAAGGGTAGTCTCAAATGGGTCAGCATTGGTACCCTCGAAGACGATTGAGGATGGAGCCGTAGGCGTACCAGTAAATACTGGGTCAGAGATTGTAGGAGCAGTAAGAGTCTTGTTAGTTAGAGTTTGCGTCTTGAGAGTACCGACGACAACGCCTTCTCCAGCACCAATGCCGTGCATTGTGTGAGCATTACCACTGCCATCATTGTAAGAGGCATCAGCTTCTGCGTGAAGGTTAGCATCACGATAATCTCTACCGATAGCCATATGGCGAACAACTGCACCAGCCGAGTGAGACTGCGCCGAGGAACCATCGATAGCACGCGTGATCGTGAAAGTGTTTGTAGAGACCGCAGTAGCATCAACAATCTCCTCGAGGGCTGTATCAGGGTCAATGACCAAAGTGAAGGTACGCCCTGCTGGGATGGTAACACCACCAAGGAGGGCTGTGCCAGAGACAACAGTAATCGACGAAGCACCAGCAGTAACTGTGCCAGTCAGCGTCGACTGCTGAGAGCGGGATGAGTATTGGCGTGTTGTCATTCAGGTTCCTATCGAGTATAGTGAACGCGTGGGGGATAGAGGTTTTGTTGACGCTTTGCCTCTTCGTTTAGGCGCTGCGTATACAATGCGTAAAGCTGACGCGTAGCGTTTGCGGATGAACCGAATGGACGCTTGGTGTCAATCTCATCAGCCTGTGGGCTGGTCTGAGAGACCCGGGCAGGGTCAAGGTAGGAGATCAGTCGATAGGCTGCACCAATGGTGACTACATCTCGACAGGAGGCTGGCAAGCCCGTGGTTGTTGTAAATACATCTGAGGTGCTAGACATCGTGCTAGGCTCTGTGGCGTACATCACCTTGACAGTACGACCAGCAGTAATGTAGTCATAAATCGTAACAGTCTGAGCATCGGCTCCCCACGTTGTGGTATCTGCCTGTGGGTCAAAGTCCCATCGGCGGATGTTGATCCACTCTTCGGACGGACCTATGTCTTGCCACATCATACGGAGGATGTTTTCGATTCCAAGTCCATTGAAGCCATAAGTGTTGACCGCTGCGTTCCAGGTAAATGTGGTCTGCTTCACAGCGCTGATGGACCCACCCATAGCACCAATAGTATCATTGATAGCCTTTTGGATTGTGGACTTTGGGAAAGTCGGAGAAACGGTAACGCGAGCATCAACAGCGTGAGTTGTTGCACTGGTGCCAAGGTACCCCCTACCAAATGGCGCAATCGTTGCCGTGTTCGCCACACGGTCAAACGAGTCTACCCACATCAACTCGGTTCCGATCTCAATAATTCCCTTTCCGACGTTGTCGGTAGAGTGGAGGCTGAGGATGGTTGGGTCGGAAGAAGGCGAGGTGAGGCTTGTAACGGCAGCAGTCAGGTAGGTGCTGCGATCTTGGTTGATAGTGTACCCAGCGAGGTTGATCATAACCTCATCGATCATCGTGCCTAGTGTAGCACTCATAGGTTGATACTCCTTAGGGCATCGACAGGGGAAAGTCCAGTTGTTCCTGCTAGTTCGTTGCAGATTCCGCCAAGAGCCTTGTATTCATTAGGCTGACGATTGGCATCTGCTTTCTTGTTGAGGGCTCCGATAAGGGCAAGACCAGTAGTTCCTGCGTAGACATTAGCTGCCTGAGTAGGAGCGAGGTATGCCGAGATAGCCGGATATGTCCCACCATTGGCGAGCCTATTGAGCTCGCTAGCAAATGAACTACCTGCTGTGCCTGTGGCCATTATCTAAACCTTGCTGCTTTCTTTGCGATAGACTTTGGTTGTTTGGAGAACTGCTTACCCTTCTTGAGGTCAGCTCGCTTCTTGGCTGATGTCTTTGCGTACTCAGATGCAGACATAGCCTCACGTGCCTTGCGGGGAAGGTAGCGCTCTCCTGTGGCTTCTTTGCCTTGAGTGCTAGGCTTGCCGGACTTCGTACCCCAATCCTCTTTTGTCCACTTGGACAGTGAGGCTTGCTTCTTGGTCTTAGATCCGGTGTAACCGCCACCTGCTTTCTCGTAGGCTTGGGCGACAAGCTGAGCCTTTCGGGCAGACCATTGACCTGCCTTGCCACCCTTTGTGCCTGCGAGTATGCGCTTCTTGATAGACTCACGAAGTGCTGGCTTTGTGTATGCCATTACCACTTCACCTTGTCAGCCCAGTAAGCCGCACTCATCTTGCCCTTGGCAATGTTCTTTGAGTGACGAGCCTTGAAGCTCTTGCGCTTCATTTTCATTCTTTCAGACTCCCCAGCCTTTGGAGCACCGGCAGTCTTTGCGCCCTGTTCACCAAATCGAATAGTCTTGACTTGGCTCCCCACCTTCGCCACAACTACGTGTGACTTCTTTGGGTGGTTCGGTGTGCGCTTTGGCTTGTTGAACCCGGAAACGCCAGCTCGCTCTAGGCGAGGATCCTTCTTACTTTTTCTTTCCACGTCGAGCCATCCCTGCTTGACTTAGTGCGATAGCAACAGCCTGCTTGCGAGACTTGACGATAGGAGCTTTCTTTGGACCCTTAGGATCCTTCCCAGCGTGCAATGTCCCTGCCTTATACTCTCGCATAACTTTGGCAACCTTCTTGGCTGCTGCTTTCTTTTTCATTAGTCAGTCATTCCATTCGGCCAGTAGCCATATCTGTCAGCAATCTTCTTGCGAAGCTTGTTGATGTCCTTCACTTTTCCACTTTCCATTCTTTTGCGGAAAGCTTCTTCTGCTCGGCGAGCCATCTCAAGCTCCTTGGCTCTATTGGCGCTTGATCGAGATTCTTTCATCTCGCCAATACGTGTTGAGCGCATCATTACTTCTTCTTGCCCATCTTCTTAGCGACAGCCTTCTTTGCCATCTTCTTTACTGGTGCCTTCTTAGCCATTCGCTTCTCTTCCATCTTCGCCATCTTCTTACCCTTGGCTGTGTATGGGAACTTCTTATCGCCTACCATTGGCATTTTATACTCCTAGTTCTTTCATTACCTCTGCTGATTTTTTGTTGATGTGCTTTGCCGGAGGCATCTTCTGAGCATCGTATGCTCTGCCCAATGTCTCTGACGCTTTTACAGCTTCTTCGATCTTTCCCATCGAGGTACCAGCTGGCTGGATACCTTGAGCTCTAGCTTCCTTGTAAGCTTCAAGCTCCCGGTTGAACTTCTTGTTAGTCATCACTCGACGACTATCAGCGTCACCGGCATTCATACTGAGGGTCAAACCCTTGCATCCAAAGCACCCCTCTACATACTCAGGATGGGCTTCCCAGTGCTTCATAGTTCTTGAAAGTTAGCCTCCGTTACACCTACACCACCGGCGATAAGATTCGCCTTGGTTGTATCGTCCACCGTGTATTCATATCCACCTCGGTATGCAACCGGGTAGAATGTTAGGTCTTCATCTTCTGGGTATCGAATCTGTGCGTATCCACCAGTAGGCTTGAGGACGATGGTGATGCCTCTGTCGATCTTGAAAAACTCAAACAGTCGATGCGTCCCAGCAGGACCTTCCTCCACAGTTGGAGTTGTAAAAAGCCATTCGGCCATATCAGTCCCTTTCTAGTGAACTTACCAGTAGGCTAGGTTGCCCTAGCCCACCAGTCAATCAACTAGAGAGCAGCGATTGAGGAACCAGAGGTAATGCGGAAGAGTGCCTCGTCGCGGTAGACTGCGAAGCCGAGAACGCCGTACCAGCCCATTGGGCGGAAGCGCATCAACTTGTCAGTGACGTTACCGATAACGACGTGTGGCTCTTCAGCAACAGCTTCTGCCATTGCCTGAGCACCGCATACGATGGTGTTGAAGACACGGGTAACAGGAGTTACCGTGACAACAGTTGTCGCTGTGACAGGAGCAGTGTGAGCGATGCTGACCGTGAAGGTTGTGGTATTGCCAGAGGTGCTGATCGCGGAGATCAACGCGCCTGTTGCAATGCCAGTTCCGGAGATCTTGTCGCCAACCTCAGCACGGGTTGCGATAACAGCCGAAGAAGCAACACCGAGGGTGAAGCCACCGGAAGTACCAGCAACAGTTACAGCGGTTGTAGCGAGAGGAGTCTGGTCTGCACCAGTCTTTGCATTGTAGAGACGTGGTGACTCAACGAAGAACGCGCCTTCGTAGTCGCCGATCTCTCCAGCCCAGATGTTGTCTACGGCTGGTGCGCTCTGTGCGTGGACGAAGTTCCATCCGAGGTTACCCGACTCCGCACGGAGGTCGTGTGAAACTTCTGGGTGGATTCCGGTCCAGTAGTACGAGCCACGGCG